ACTCCTATTGAGTCTGACAACGTTCAGGCTGCAGCTTATCAAGGATTTATTGGTAACAGCACTCGTGGCACTTTGGTCGCAAACAAGCGTGTTGCCATCACCTTTGACATTGAGCTAGGTGGTTCTGGCGCTGCTGGCACGGCTCCTGCCTTTGGCCCCTTGCTTAAGTCTTGTGGCTTGTCAGAGACCGTTGTTGGCTCTACCAGCGTTACATACGCAGGTGTGAGCAGCAGCTTTGATTCTGCAACGATCTACTGTTTTTACGATGGCACTCGCCATAAGATCACTGGTTGTCGCGGAACAGTCGGTTTTAATTTGACAGCAGGTCAATTCCCTGTTGCCAGCTTCCAGATGATTGGCATCTACAACGCACCTGATGACACTGCTCTTTCAGGCAGCTTTACTGTCGCTAATCAAGCTGCAGCTCTTGAGGTGAATGACACTAATGTCACCACTGCAACCTTCCACGGTGAAACCAGTGTTCGCCTGGAAAGCTTGGACTTGTCTTTGAACAATGAGTTCACTTACAAGGAAACTGCAAGCTCCAAGGAAGTGTTTATTACCAATCGCGCTCCTGGCGGCACGGCAGTAATTGAAGCACCTGCTGTTGGTACTACTGATTACTTCGCTAAGGCTACGGCTGTCACGACTGCAAGCAGCAGCTTTGTGATTGGTGCTAGTGCTGGCAACATTACTACTTTCACGATGGCGCAAACCGACATCACGGGAGTAAGCTACGGCGACACCAACGGAGTAGTTTCGTTGTCCATGCCGTATTTGGCTTTGCCAACAACTGCAGGTAACGACGAGTTCTCTCTGGCCTTTACTTGATCCAATGGCTTTCGTCCTTAAAAAGGTTTCTTCTTATAAGTGGCCTGTCACTGTCGAAGTTCCTGTCGATGGTGGCAAGTTTAAGAAAGAGACCTTTACGGCAGTCTTTAAAAAGATGAGCCGCTCATCCTTCAATGATTTAATTGATCAAGGCGATGATGCTTTGGTTGGTGAGATCATTGAGGGTTGGGAAGGGATCAAAGATGAGCTGGGGGATGAGGTGGAATACAGCGAATCAACCAAGGTTGAATTGTTTGATGATCCGTATGTCTTGCGTGCTGTGATCAGTGCATACACTGACAGCTTGACTGGAGCACAAGCAAAAAACTAGAAGAGGCCGCTGAGTATTGGGCGAAAGGCGGCGTTGTCGATGAGCGTGAAGCTGATCTAAAAGCTCTTGGCGCTAGCGAAGAACAGATTGCGCAAGCGCGGCTAGAAGCTGTTGAGCAGCATTGTGAAGTGTGGGAAGAGAATTGGGACACCGTGATGATGTTCCTCAGGATGCAGACGCAATGGAATGTCAGTATGGCTGGATTGACGGGGCTGAACTACTCATCACTGGACTATCTCAGTAGACTGTATTCAGTGAAGGATCCTGTTTCTCTGTTCGAAGGGGTACAGGTGATGGAAGTCACGGCTCTGACCTGTCTTAACAAAAGGAAACCCTGATGGCTGCTGTCACCACTGAACTGAAGGTTTTAGTCAAGGCCGTAGGCAAGGGTGAGCTGAAGGAGCTTGAGGCTGCGTTAAACAAGCTTGCTGTTACGGCAAGAACAAAAGTTGATGTCAATTTTAAAAAGGTCAGCTCTGAGTTAAAAAATATTCAAAGCACTTCTACGCGAAGCATTAAAAACCTAAGAGATTACAGAAACGCATGGCGTGATATTGCAGCTCAACTTGATATCAGCAGTAAGGAATTTAAAGAAGCAACAGCAGAAGCAGCAAAGCTTGATGCACAGCTAGCGAAAGCAGAGAAGCGTAAACCTGCGGGTGGTGGTGGTCGTTTTAGGGCTGGAGCGCAGGTTGTAGGTACGGTTGCAGGTGCTGGCGTCTTTGGTGGCCCTGAAGGTGCGGCAGGCGCGTTGATTGGTGCTGGATTTGGTGGGCCAGGCGGCGCAATTGTTGGCGGTGCTATTGGCGCTCAGGTAGGGCAGCTAAGACAAGCTGCAGGAGCTACAGCTGAATATGCAGCAAGCCTTGCAAAGCTTAGGGTCGCTCTTAAAGGCGTTACTACAGATGACAATGAGTATGCCAAGTCTCTCGATCTTATTTCTAAGGCCACAAAAGATTTTGCAATCCCTCAAGAGATACTGACCAAGCAGTTCACAAAACTGCAGGCTTCTGTTCAGGGAGCGGGAGGAAATGTAGAAGATACTGAAGTTGCTTTCAAAGGGATCGTTGCTGCTGTTCGAGCAACTGGTGGTTCACTGCAAGACGTAGATTCTGCACTCACAGCAACGGCTCAGGTCTTTAGTAAGGGCAAGGTTTCTGCTGAAGAATTACGTCAACAAATTGGTGAAAGACTTCCAGGCGCGTTTAGTCTTTTTGCTGCAAGTATTGGTAAAACCCCTCAAGAGTTAGATAAAGCCCTTGAGGATGGGAAAGTCAGCCTTCAAGATTTTCAGACATTTAGCGAAGCTTTGTTTGAGCGTTACGGCGAAAACGCAAAAATGATTGCGTCCGGGCCTGAAGCCGCAGGAGATCGATTGCAAGTTGTTCTTGGAAATTTAAACGAAAACCTAGGAGCCTTGCTTGCCCCAATTGGAGCATCATTCCAAGAAACTTTTATTTTAATTGCCAATGCAATTAACGGCGCTGTAAAAGCTTTAGACAGATTTTTTGGAGCCTCAGACCAAGCTCGTATTTCAAAAAATACAGTATTAATTCAGGCCGCTAACAAAAGCTTGGCAGATATCAGGAAGCAAAGAGCAGCTATGCAGAAAGAGATGGACGAAGGCGGCGATTTTTTTGGAAATAGGGCTTCTCGAATAAGGGATTACGATTTAGATATAGAATCAATTACCAAGCAAAGACAGCGGCTTAGAGATGAAATTAACGCAAGAACACGCCCTGAAGATATTCAACGTCCAACGGCTGGTGATGGCCTTCCTGACATCACACCTCTCTTGGTTGACGGTACTGACACTGGTACTGGCAGTGGTCGCGGAAGAGGTCGAGCGCCAATGGGTAAAGCTGAGTACGAGCTTCGTCAACGCATTAATGAAGCACGAGATCAAGATCTTGATTACGCACGGGCAATCGCTGAATTTGATTTAAAAATTTTTGAAATCAATAGAAAACTTGTCAACGATCCTTTAAAGCAACTTGATGAATTCAGAAAAGCTGAAATTGTATTAGGCAAAAAAATGGTAAAAATTGATGAGCAAAAAGTTAAAGAGGCGGAAAAGTATGAACAGGCAATTATTGGCGCTGGCGAGGCTATGGGCAAAGATTTGGCTAAATTAATTCCTGAGACTACTAAGCTTGGAGAACTTTGGAAAGGTGTTAAAGATACCATTTCCACTGGTATTGCTAATGCGCTTGAGGACGTAATTTTTAACGCTAAGTCGCTTCAGGAATCTCTTGCTGGGATCTTTAAATCGTTAGCCAGCACGTTATTTCAGTTTGGCACTAAGAGCCTGTTTAATTTTGCCGATGGTGGGATCATGAGTCAAAGCGGCCCTATGGACCTCAAGCGTTATGCACGCGGTGGAGTTGCCAATAGCCCGCAGCTTGCAATGTTTGGCGAGGGGTCAACGCCTGAAGCCTATGTACCGCTTCCTGACGGGCGCAGCATCCCAGTTACAATGAGGGGAGCTGGTTCCGGCGTCAACGTGGGTGCTATTAATATCACTGTTGAAAACACAGGGGATGATTTAACTCCTGCAGCGCAAAAGCAGCTGGCTGGCCAGGTCAAGGGTATTGTGTTGTCAACCTTGGCTAACGAGCGTCGTAGTGGAGGAATGCTCTGATGACTTACATGGCATTTAATGATATCAAGCTCGACTTGGTAACAACATCACGTCGCACTCAAAGAGTTCAAAGAGCACAGTTTGGAGATGGCTATTCTCAAATTCTTACAGACGGTTTAAATTCGGAAGGAGAAAAATGGAATTGCACAACAATTGCGCTGACAAATGAAGAAATTTTTTCTTTAGAAAGTTACTTTTTAGCCCAGCGAGGGCAAGCAATTCCGTGGAATTCTCCTTTCGATACAAAGACTTTTTCTAGGCCGTTTGAAGCTGGTCAATTGCGTTTAGGATACACAAACATTGCAACTTTAACTCTTACCGGGTACACAAGGCCAACTGATTACACAGCTAATATGGTGACGGGTTTGTTGACTTCTGTAAACATTCCCAATGGTTCAGCTATTCCGATTGAATTGACTTTGGCGTCAAGGTCTTTTCTGATTGATGATGGCTGGACTATTACGCCTGTTGGAGCTGTGCATTCAACTTTAAAATTTAGCTTGACGAGGGTTTATGTATGACGCAAACGCCTCCTAACGCTCAGCTTTTTAAGCCACAGCTGCCGCAGATTATTGATCTGTTCACGCTCGATATTACGGCAATTTTGCCATCTGGTTCGTCCGATCAGGCAATTTATAGGTTTGCAAATTGGTCACAAGTTAATGGCGTTGATATTGTTTATCAGACGAACACTTATACGGCGTTGCCTCTAGAGGCATCAGGGTTTGAGCTAAACACCAAAGGGCAGTTGGCGCGTCCAAGCTTGACGTTTGCAAACGTAGGTCTTGGCATTACCGCTTTGACCAACACCTATGAGGATCTTGTTGGCGCAACGGTCCAGAGGATTCGTACTTTGACGACTTACCTTGACGGCGCTGAAGCTGCTGATCCAAACGCTTATTGGGGACCAGATGAATGGGTTGTTGAGCAAAAAAGCAGTGAGAATAAGTTAACAGTATCTTTTCAGTTAACGATCCCGTTTGATCTTGAGGGGCGTTCATTGCCTGGGCGTAGGTTATTGCGTGAACAATGCCAATGGAAATACAGGAGCAACATAGGTTGTCATTATGATGGAACTGCCTATTTC